CTCGCGCGACCGGTTAAGGTTTTCCTGCACCTGGGTGAACATTTTGCGGAACCGCAGCACCCCGGCTACGCGAAACACCGACATCAAAAGCAACAGTGAGACGATGAAAACGACCAACTCCCCTCCGCCGCGAAGCATCATCATCAGCACCGCTCCACCGGCGATAATCAGCGTAACGACGTACATCAGGATCACCGCGTGATGATGCTTCAGCCCACTGTCAACCAGCCGGTGGTGGATATGCCCACGGTCGGCCGAAAACACCGACTGGCGATTCAACACCCGCCGGACGACCGTCAGGAACATGTCGAAGATGGGCAACCCCAACGCCAAGGCCGGGAGGACCAGCCCCATGAGAGTCGCCACCTTCGTTGCGAACAGAAGGCTCGCGGTCGCCGGGAAAAAGTGGCAGGTGATGCCGGGCGGCAGCGAGACGATCGACGAGGTCGCCGCGCAGATGCTGCAGCAGTCGCTGCGCGATGCCAACTTCCCTGACCTCATGCTGCACCTGCTCGAGACTCGCTACGGGGGTTTCTCCGGTAGCGAGATCCGGTGGGCAGAGCGTGACAGCGATGTGTTCCCGGAGTGGTTCGTTAACGTGCCATGTCGCCGGTTCCGATTCGACGAGTTCGACTCCCCCCGACTGCTGAGCCGCGAAGATTTCGACGGCGTAGCGCTCGCCCCGGGCCGGTGGGTGTTCGGCCGGAACAGCGTAGCCGGGATCGTCGCGCGTTCGGGCCTGCTGCGCACCGCTACGTGGTTCGCGCTGTTCAAACGGTGGAGTTGGCGCGATTGGGTGATCTACGCTGAAAAATTCGGGATCCCGCTCGTGCGCGGAATCTACAAGCAAGGCGCCACCGAGGAGGACAAGACCGAGCTCGAGCAGGCCGTGCAGGACATCGGCGAGGCCGGGCAAGCCATGATGAGCGACGAAACGCAGATCGAGATCGACGAGGCAAAGCACGGCGGCGACTCGACGAACCTGCACGCCTCGATCGTGCGCGAGGCGAACGCCGAGATCTCCAAGCTGATCACAGGCTCGACCCTCACGGTCGACAGCGGCGGCCCCGGTTCGTTCGCGCTCGGCAAGGTGCATGAAACTCGGTCGTTCGACCTCGTTGTCGCTGACGCGGAGTTCGTCGCTCGCCGGTTCCGCGAGGACATCGCGCGCCCATTCCTCGCGTTCAACGGCCTACAGGACGCCGCGCTCCCCGAGTTGATCGTCCACATCACACGCGAGAGTGATCCCTTGACGCGGGCCAAGCTCGCAGAGACACTGTTGCGCATGGGCCTCCTGCTCGATACCGAGCAATTGCGGGAAGATTTCCAATTCCGCAAACCACCGACCGAGGAGCGCACGCTGCGCCCGGCCGCCCCGAGCTCGCCGCCGGCGATGGATTCCGAGGAGTAGACGTGGCCGTTACTAACAGGCGAAAGATCGAGCTGCCGCCCGAGATCACGCGCTCGGCGGTACACGGCCCGCAGACGCTTCGCGACTCTGAGCCGACGTTCCATTACCCGACCATTTCGCAGGTGCGCCTCGCAGCCGGCGAGGTCGTCGCCGACAGCAAAGCGGGTCGGCAGGAGATCGTCGACCGCGTCAACGCGGGCGAACTCGTCGAACTCGATGTAGACATCAGAGCGTTCCAGCAGATCGACGGCGAGCCGAACCGCAACTTCCTACGATTCAAAAAGTCGATCCTGCGCCGGCTCGCACGATCGTTCCAGGATCAGCCGTTCCTGCAGGACCACGTCACGGGCAGCATCAGTGCACGGGGCGGGACGATCACCAAGGCGCGCGCTGTGGCGATCGACGGGGGGGTCGGTTTCGATTTTACCGTGCGTATGTCGGAACCGTGGGCAGTGCTCGGCGTCATGCGTCGCACGCTCGACCGATTCTCAATCGGCTGGGCGCACGGCGGGATCGATACGATCCTCTGTTCCCACGACGGAACCCCCATATTCACCGATTGTTTTCACCTTCCGGGCGATCTGGTAGAGGGTGCAGAGGACGAGGAACCCACCCGCGTCGAGTGGATTTTCACCGAGGCCGACGGGATCGAAGCCTCAGCAGTATCCGTTCCTGCGGTCGAGGGCACAGGGATCTCCGAGGTGCGCGCGGCGCTTTCCCAAACTGCCGCGTTGTGTAAGAGTGCGCCAACAGGCACAATGGTGCCGGAGGATGACTCGATGGACCTGAAAAAGATCGCTGCGAAGCTGGGACTCCCCGAGGACGCAACCGAGGCAACCATCCTCGCGGCCGTCGACGCCTCGCAGACCGCGCAGGCCGAGGCTGGCGCCGAGCTCACCGCTCTGCGGGCATCTCAGGATGAGATGCAAGGCCAGCTCAACACGCTCGCCGTGAACGACAAGCAACGGACGGTCGACGCGCTGTTCGTCGAGTTCGCCGATCGCATCCCCAAGGCACGCACGACCGAGGGCCAGCTCTGCGCGCACCCCGCCGAGGTGGAGCTGCGCAAGCTCGCCGCGAGCGACCCCGCCGCAGCCCGCGCGATCCTGTCGTCGATGCCGGTCGTACGGCCCGACGGATCCCTGCAGTCGATCCCCGGCGAGCAGCCGCACGCCAGCGACGACCGACCCGCCGGCCTCGCGTCGGGCATCGCGTGGGACCCCGTCCTCGCGTCGCAGCTCAACGAGCTCGACATCAGTGTCGAGGAGTACGCCGCGCACGGGCCGCACAACGGCCCGGCGCTGAGCGTCAAGGAAATCAATCGCCAGGATCGGGCACGCCGCAACGTCGGCGGCGGCCGCATCGTTCACTAGGAGATCGCTATGGCAGCCCTGACGAAAGATCGGAACACGCTCAACAAGGAGCTCGGCCGCGCGATCTCCGTACCGCTCGCGGCCGGCGCTGTCGTGTTCGCTGGCGGCATGGTGTCCCGCCAAGCCGCTGACGGTTTCTGCATCGCGGGGGCTGACACCGCAGCCACCAAGGTGGTCGGCGTTGCCGACGAGGGCGGCGACAATACCGGCGGCGCCGACGGCGACGTCGAGGTAATCGTCCGCAAGGGCGTATTCGGGTTCGACACCGGGGGCACCGTCGTCGATCAGCTCGACCTCGGCAACGAGGTTTTCGTGTCCGACGATCAGACCGTCGAAAAGGTCGCCGGCGTCGTCAACAACATCCGTGCCGGCACGCTCGACCGCCTCGAGGACGGGCAGGCCTACATCAAGATGGACGAGCACGCGGTCTAAGGAGCGAGCACGATGGGACTTCTCGAACAGCAGAAACTCGATCGGGCGCAGACGGCGTTTAGCACCCGGTTCAACGGCGTGCTCGTGGGCGTTGACGATCCCGCTCGCGCGGTCGCCATGACGATCCCGTCGACCACCGACACCGAGGAGCACGACTGGCTCAACGCCGCGCCGTCGCTCACCGAGTGGGTCGACGAGCGGAAGATCGGCAAGCGGCGCCTCGAGCAGATCCGGATCAAGAACAAGGATTTCGCGAACGGCATCCGGCTCAAGCGCAACGACATCGTCAACGATCGCATCGGCGTGATCGGGGTGCAGGTCGACGACCTCGCGGAGAAGGCCGGCTTGCACTATGGCGACCTGACCGTGCAGGCGCTGATCGCCGGGTTCATCCTCGACGGCGCATTCGGCAACGCATACGACGGCAAGGCGTTTTTCGCCGTCGATCACGAGGACGAGGCCGAGGGCGCGCAGAGCAACCTCAGCGCCGGCACCGCGTTGTCGCAGATTGCCTACGACGCGGCCCGCGCGACCATGCAGGGGCTGTTCGACATCGCCGGCGACCCGTTGAGCATTCGGCCCAACTTCCTGATCGTCGGCCCGACGAACGAGCGACTCGCGCTCGAGATCACGCAGAGCAACGTGATCGCCGGCCCCGCCGGCGAATCGATCACCAACGTGTTCCGCGGCACCGCGTCGGTCATCATCTCCCCGCGACTTGTCGGCGCCGACGCGGGCACGTGGTTCCTTGCCGATCTGAGCAGAGCGGTTCGCCCGATCATCCTGCAGATCCGCGAGGCGATCACCACGGCGATGCTGCCGGCCTCGGGCAGCCCGAGCGACTTCAGCGGTTCCGAGCGGCTGTTCATGAAAAAGGACCTGTTGTTCGGCGCGCAGGGCCAGCACGCGGTGGGGTTCGCGCTCTGGCAGTTCATCCACGGCGGCAAGCCGTAGCCACGATTCAACGCCCCCTGTCGGCGTGGAGTGACGCGCCCGGCGGGTTCGCTCGCCGGGCGTTAGTCTTTTCGGGTAGGCTATTGGCATGGCGCCTGGTACCGAAACTGTGATCTGCTACATGCGCAACGGCCACCCGCTCGACTACGGTCGACTGCCGGGATGCCCGAGGGTTCCGGCCACGCCGGAGGAGATCGAGGTGCACCCGGTCGCGCTCAAGTCGCTGCGGCAGGATCCGAGGATCGTGTTCTGCACTGCCGCCGAGCTCAAGGAGCGCAAGGCCGAGCTCGAGGCCAACGCTGCCGACCGCAAGGAGCGGCAGGCGGCCGCCGATGCCGAGCGCGCGAAAGCGACGGCCGACGCTGCAGCCGATGATCTCGAGAAGCCGGACAAGAAAAAGCGCAAGCCGAAATTGTCGCGGCGCGACGAGTAACCGATGCCGCCGGTGTACGCGACTCGTGCGGATGTGGTAGTCGCTGCAGGCGGCACGGCGCGACTGCTGCAGCTCGCGGATCACGACGCCGACTCGAAAGAAGATGACGGCCTCGTCGACAGCGCGATCATCGAGGCCGAGGCGCTGATCAATTCCTACGTGCGGAAAAAACGCGAGGTGCCGCTGCCGCCACCCGTGCCCGACGTGATCCGAACCATGACCGCCAATATCGCCGTGTGGGTGCTCAAGTCGCGACGCGACGCGCTGACCGAGGCCGACGCGATGCTGCAGGAGCAGCGCGTGCAGTGGCTCGAGAATCTCGCCCGCGGCAAGGTCGATCTCGGCGTGAACCCTGCGCCGGCGGCCTCGCCGCACAATCAGCCGTCGGCGACCGCGCGGCCGACCTCGAAAGCCGTCAGCCGGGAGAATCTCAAAGGGTTCGCGTAGCGTGCCCGCCGAGATCGAGATCGATCTGCGCGGGCTCGACAAGGCCATGAAGCGGGCGCTTAAAGCCGGCACTGATCTGCGGCCCGCGTTTCGGAAGCTGCGCACGCCGCTCCGCAAGGATCAGAAAGACCACATGCGGGCGCAGAGTGGGCCGGGCGGCAAATGGCCCGGGCTTTCGACCGCGACGGTCGAAAAGCGCCTGAAGATGGGCGGCAGGCGAGGAGCGCTCACGAAAAAGGGCAAGCGGCGGAAGTCATCCAAGCGCAAGCTGAATTTTATGCTGTCGAGCTCGTTCCTGAAGGGCATCAAGACCAGAATCTTCCCGACGTTGATCGGGATCCGCGCGATCGGCGACGTCGCCGCGCTTCACCAGGGCGGCGGCAAGGTAGGCGGCGGCGTCACAGTCCCGCAGCGCGAGTTCTTGTGGATCAGCGATCCGCTTTTCGCTCGCGCGCTGCGCACGTTCGCTAAGCACTTGGCATCGGCCTTCGAAGGGAAGAGACTGTAGGCCGTGGCTAGCGTGCGGCAGACGATCGAGGAGGGGCTGATCGCCGAGCTCAAGCGGTCGCTGTCGCGCGAGTTGAACCCGGGCGGCGGGTACCTGCAGGCGGTCGAAATCTACAACGGCGAGATCGAGCGCAGCGAGGGGCCTGACGATTTCCTGCGAGCGCTGCGCGGCAGGTCGCCCGTGATCCTCGTCGGCGCGGCCGGCGCGAGCATTCGGGCGGAATCCGTATCGCGGAACCGCTACGCGCGGCGGATCAGCATCGAGCTGTACGTCGCCAGCAACCACAACCGCACGCGCGAACACCGCACGCGCTCCGATGTCGTCGCCGACGGCGACCCGACTGCTGACCCGGGGATCTACCAGATCGCCGAGGACGTGCAGCAGATCCTGAGCGGCAACGATCTCGGCCTCACGGGCGTGGGGCCGCTGAATCCGCGCCGTGAGGATGTTCTGCTGCAGGAGCCGGGCTTTACCGTGTGGCGGCTGATCTACGACGTGGACACCGACGCGCACGTCAAGCCCCACGACTTCGCCGATCGGCAGCTCACCGATTACCAGATCGACGGCAACCTCGTCGACGAGGACGGCGAGACCGTGCTGCCCTCGCCGCCGAACCCGTTGGTCGAATCTGACGGCAGCCTGACACCATAGGGAGATCCCGATGACCGACAAGAAGATCCAGGTGCGCGCCGGCGAGGGCCGACAGGTGCATTTCCCGCTGCGCGTGATCGCTGCCCCCGGCCGCAGGACGCTCGTGCTCGACGGCTCGACCGTGGTCGAGGTGCCGCTCAACATGCGGTTCGTCCGGCGTTCGCTCCGAAACGGGGACTTGCTCGTGGTACAAACGGAGGAGCCAAAGCCCAAGGCGAAGCCGAAAAGCAAGCCCAAGGCCGAGGCGCCGCCGCACAGCTGGACCGATCCCGAGGAGCAATAAGCCATGGCAATCCCGTCGACAACTCGCAAGCCCGGCCAGTTCCACGAGATCGACCTCGTTAGCGGCGCCGGCGGCCTGACGCCGCTGCCGAATCCCGTATTGCTGATCGGCACGATGCTCGTCGGCGGCAGTGCGACCGCCGACGAGTTCGTCGAGGTGAACGACGAGGCGCAGGGAGACCTGCTGTTCGGCGCCGGGTCAGAGCTCGCGATCATGGTGCGCAAGGCGTTCGAGACCGGCAAGCGGATCGGCGCCATGCCGGTGCTGTTCGGCGCGGGCCTCGCCACTCCTGCCGGCGTCGCAGCGCTGTTCACGATGACCGTCACCGGTGGCCCCGCCGCAGAGGCGGCCGATATCGTGTTCCGCATCGCGGGCCGGATACTCCGTGCCGGCGTCAGCAAGGATGACACTGACACGGACGTGGCCGTGGCCATCGTCGCCGCGATCGACGAAGTAGTCGACCTGCTGCCGGTCACCGCGGCGAGCGCGCTCGGCGTCGTCACGCTCACCACGAAATACCCGGGCGTCACCGGGAACGATATCGTGGTGACGGTCGACGACCTCGGCCTCAGCGGCGTCGCGGTCGCTGTCGTCGCCAGCGTTGTCGGCACCGGCGTCACCGATCCCACCGTCGCGCTCGACAACTCGCTCGCGCAGTATTTCGAGGGCAAGGTGATCGCGAATCATCTTGCCGCCGACGTCGCGATCCTCGAGGCGCACCAAGACGAGGCGTGGGCGCCCGCGGCGAAACGCTGGAATCACGCCTACCTCGCGGAAACCGGAACGCTCGCGACCGCGAACGTGTTGTCGACGACTTCTGACGACGAGCGGATCCAGGTCATCACGTACGAGGACTCGCCCGCGCTGCCCAGCGAGATCGCCGCGGCCGTCGCCGTCGCCGTCAGCTCGCAGGAGCAGGCGAATTTCAACTGGGACTTTTTCGATCTCCCCCTCGCGCTTCCGCCCGACGCGTCGGTCTACACGGACACCGAGATCGAGTCAGCGCTCGCCGCCGGCAGCACGCCCCTCGCCCCGAACGACGCTGGCGACACCACGCAGATCGTCCGCCTGATCACCACGAAAACCACCGAGGGCGGCAACCCGTTCGAGAACGCGAAGGACCTCGCCACGATCCGCGGCCTCGTTCGGGTCATAAGGCAACTCGACGTCACCTTCTCGCAGCAGTTCAAGGCGCAGAACAAGTCGGCGCTCGTGCTCAAGCGGATGCGGTCGGTCGCCTACAACATCCTCAAGCTGTTCGAGGATATCGGCGTCACGCAGAACGTCGACGCGCTGTTCCCGCAGCTGCTCGTCTCGACCGATCCCGCGGTCGCGACCCGCGCGCTCGTGAACGTGCCGGAGTCGATCATCCCGAACCTGCATCAGATCGTTTTCACTCACGTGCTGTTCGTCGAGTAAGGAGCTAGCCATGAGTCGCGAAGTCCAAGATATTGCTGTACTCGACTACAACGGGCCGCAGGGCAATGTTGAGCTGACGACCATCGAGTCATCGACGTTCAACCGCACGAAGTCGAAGGCGCGCGTCAAGACGATGAATCGCGGCCGGCGCGCGATCGCGTTTCAGACCGGCACCGAGGAGGCGTCACTGACGCTCACCGTCGTGCCCGAGCTCGTCGACCCCGAGGTCAACTGGGTCAAGGCGTGGAAAGACGACGAGGAGTTCACGATCACGATCGAGAAAGGCCTCGACGGCGTGCGCGAGCAGCTGCAGGACTGCCAGGTGAGCGACGTAAACGACACGTTCAACGAGGCCGGCGAGGCGAGGCAGGAAGTCACGATCGAGGGCCTCGTGCCGATCGAGGAGCCCGCGTAGCAGCTGAGCTCGCATGGCGAATCGCCCGAACATCAAGCAGATCCGCGCGGCGTCGCCCGGCGCGGTGATGCTCGAGCGGCTGCGCAAGGGCAAGGATGAATTCCGCATCGTGCGCTGGCCCGGCGACGACAGCGCGGATGCCGTACCGTTTGCGCTGGTTCCGCTGACGTGCGACGAGCTGCAGGAGGCATACGCCGCGGCCTACCAGCGCTTCGAGCAGCTCAAGCTGCCGATCACGATCTACACGGCCGACGATCTGCATTCCGAGACCAACATGCAGATCCTGCTGCGCGCGATGGTGCTGCTCGGCGACGACGGCAAGCCCACGACTGAGCAGCTGTTTGCCGACGGGGAGGAGCTGCGCAAGTTGCTCCGCACCGACGTTCGCGAGGCGCTCGCTGGCGAGTATCTCGAGTTGCAGAGCGAAGTCGATCCGGATCCGGCAGACATGTCGCCGGACCTGATCGAGCAGATCGACGAACTCGTAAAAAAAAAGGACGCGGCAGCGTTGTCGGCTACAAGCTCAACAACGCTGGCAGCCTTTATTATTGGTACGGCAGGCCGGTCGCTGAGCTAACGTATTGGCAGGTGAGACTCCACGCGAACCTGCAAGCCGGCGCCGCTGAGGCAGAGCGGGCGACCCGACGGCGCCGAGGCCGCGCATCGCCTGCCACCAAGGGCAAGCGCACGATGTCTAGTTCGTTTCGCTGCGTGACCCGCGAGGAGCGGGAGGTGCTGCGCCGGCAGTATGCGGCGCCGGGAATTAGACGCTAATGGCACTCGCAGAAGCCACAGCTCTAATCCGCGCGAGCAACCGGAACCTCCGCGGCGACCTCCGCAAGTCGCGCCGGATGTTCGACCGCTCGTTCAAGAAAACGGGCAAGGACATCAAGCGCTCGCTGCGCGGCGCCCTGTCGCCCCTCGGCGCGGCCGTGGGCGTCGCTGGCATCGCAGTGCTCGGGAAACAGGTCCTAGATTTCGAGGAATCGCTCGTCAGGATCCAGATCCAGGCCCGCAAAAGCGATGCACCGGAGTTTCTGGCGAAGCTTCGCGAGGAAACGATCGCTCTCGCCAAAGCGACGGGGCAGAGCCGCGAGGCCATAGCGGCCGGAAACACGGCACTCGTCGGCTTCCTCGGTCATACGGAAACCACGGCCGAGCGCATGGCGGTGCTCGCGAGGGCTAGCACCGCGACCGGCGCGACCATGGACGATCTCGCGGGGATCGCGTTCAAGCTCGACACTGCTTTCGGGATCGTGAGCGGGAAGGATCTCGAGGCGGCACTCGACGCGCTCACGTTCGCCGGTAAAGAGACGTCGATCCCGCTGGATAAAATGGGCCTGCTGCTCTCGAAAACTGCCCCGCTGTTCAAGAAGTTCGGCAAGAGCGGCGTTGAGGCGGCCGCGGATCTCGGCGCGTTCCTCCAAGTGGTGCAGGCCAGGGGTACGGCCGCCACGCCCGAGGAGGTTGCCACACAATTCGCGTCGTTCGTTCGCGCGCTCGAGAAACAACAGAAGCGGATCAAGAAGCTGACCGGCGTCGATGTTACGGAGATCGTCGCCGGCCGAAAGCAGCTCAAGGCGCCACGCCAGATCTTCGACGAGCTCGCCAAGTCCCAGAAGGTGCTCAGCGACAAGACGCTCCTGACGGCGGCGTTTGGTCGCGGTGAGGCGGCGGACTTCGCTGTCGCGATCCTCGAGAATCGCGAACAGTTCGAGGGCCTCGCCTCAGCCTCAAAGCAGGCCGGCGGCACGATCCAGGACGATTTCAAAACATTCATGGAATCGCCGGCGGGACGCGTCAAGGTCGCGTTCAACGATGTCAAGGAGGCGTTGCTCAAGGCATTCACGCCCGAGCGGATCGAACGGTTTGCCGGCGTGATGGAGTCGATGGTAGACATTCTCGAAGTTCTGATCGACAACGCTGGCATCTTCGTCGGCGTGTGGGCCGCATTCAAGATCGGCAGCCTCGTGTCCGGTTTCGCCTCGATCGCCGGTTCGACCGCTGCGGCCTCGGCGAGCTCCACGGGAATGCTCGGCAGCTTCGGGAAGATGGCGGGCCCGCTCATCGCCGCCGGCGGCGCGGGGTTCGCGCTGGGCAGAATACTCGACGACGCGCTCGGACTCAGCGACAAACTCAGCGACGCATTCATCAGGATGGACGAGATACTCAACGACGTGGTCGAGACACTTGATCTACCAACGGTTGAGGAGTTTGTGCCTGACTTCGCGGACATCGGGCGGCAGAGGGCCGAGTTCAAGGCGCAAGCTCTCGAAGCGGGCGGCCCGGCGTTCGCAGAGCGGGCGAAGGTCGCGCGGGCGAAGGTGCCCGAAGCGCTCGCGCTTCCGCCCGAAGCGGGCGCTATCCCGACTAGAAGAGCCCCTGCATTCCCCACGGTGCCCGGCGCTGCCCCTGTTGCGGGCGCTGCCCCAGCGGCACCCGCAGCGGCAGCGGCACCGGCGGCGGCACAGCGCATCGACGTGAGCGTGACGGTCGATCAGCAGGGTATGCTCCGAGCAGGCGAGACCGAGGAGAGCAAGGCGCGGAGGTCGTCGCAGTAACCATGCCCCCGGGATTCACATTCGAGGCGAGCTACGACGGGATCCGGATCGACGTGGTGTCGAGCAACATCCGCCACGGCCGCACCGTCGTCGCTCACCAATTCCCGAAACGCGACGGCGCGACCAACGAGGACATGGGTCGCGAGCAGTTCGTTTGCACGCTCCAGTTTTTGTTCATCGATCACCGCTTCGTCGCCGAGGGCGAGGGCAACTACCTCGATCGCTTTCTCACCTTCGATATCGCGGTCAATGACGGCAAGCCGCGCGTGCTCGTGCACCCGTACGTCGGGGCGGTGCGCTGTAATATTTCGGATTTCTCGCACGACGCCGACGGGTCGAGCGCGCCGGTGATCAACGCGTCGGCGACGTTCCGCGAGGAGATCACCCTGCCGCCCGTGTTCGAGGCCGGCGCCGGCGCGCAGACCCGCGCGAGCGCGCAAGACGTTCGGGCGGAATCGATCCAGGCGGAGGCATCGCTCGACGAGATCGGTTTCGACCCGTCGCTCGTGCAGTTTGCCGCCATCGAGGCGGATCGCTGGGAAGCCGATCCGGATCTGTCGGCGCGCGAGGTTCAGCTGCAGATGGCGGTGATCAATCAGAATCTCAACAGGGAGCTCGACGCGCTCGACGTCGCGACCGACCTGAGCCGGCATCCGATTCACAAGCAATACACGCGGCTGCAGCACAGCCTGCGGCGCGCGGCCGAGGCGTTTACGACCACGACAACGCGCATCGTGCAGATCAACGTGCTCGAGCCGCTGCCGCTGCGCGTAATCGCCGCGCGGTTCTACGGCGCCGAGCAAGCCGAGCGGCGGTTCCGCGAGATGCGCGAGCTCAACCCGGCGATCCGCAACCCGGCGATCATCCCGGCCGGGTCGACGCTCAAGGCGTACAGCCGCGGGACGGCGCCGCGCCGGTTCGTGCAGTGACCCTGCCAAGCCACGAGATCAACGTGATCGCCGCGCGGCAGCGGATCCCGGGCTGGAAGGAGTACACGATCTCGACGGACCTGCTGCAGCCTGCCGACGAGTTCAGCATGTCCGTGCAGTTCACGCGCGCCGCGTGGGATCTGCTGCCGCCGGATCAGATCGTGTCTGTGTTCGTCGACTCGACCAAGATCCTGACCGGCTTCGTCGATGAGCGGTTCAAGACCTCCGACCCGGGCGGCGGGACCGGCATCGAGCTCCGCGGTCGCGACAAGAGCGGGCGCCTCGTCGACGAGTCGGCGCCGCTGTTCCGATTCGGCGGCCTGAAGATCAAGGAGCTCGCCGAGAAGATCGTCGGCATCGGCGTCGACGCGGATCCGCTATTCGAGCGCGTGACCCTCGTGAACACGCGCAACCGCTCGCTGCTGCGAGATGTGCGTGCGCGGCAGGCACGCACCGTGCGCGAGCCGGTGAATCCCGCGGCGCAGGCGTTCCGGTTCGCCGCCAATATCCCTCGGTTCGCCGTCGGCCTGCGCGCGGCGCCTGCGCGTACAGTTGCGGTGCCGCCCATTATTGATCCCGGGATCTTCCAGGGTCGCGCCGCGCCGAAGAAGGTGACGCCTGGATCGAGCCGGTGGGCGGTGCTCGAGAAATTCATCCGTGAGGCGCGGCTGATCGCGTGGTCGACGGGTGACGGCCGCGAGCTGTTCGTCGGCCTGCCGAACTACGAGCAGGAGGCCCAATACTACTTTTTCGAGGCCGCCACCGATTCGGACAACCGCGATCAGACGAACGCAAAAATCACGGTGCGGCACACGGTCGCCGATCGCTACAGCAAGATCACCGCGGTGGGAGCAGCCCGCGGCACGAGATCGAACTACGGCTCGAACGTCACGAAAAACCGCGGCGTTGTTCTCGACAACCCCGACGATCCTGACGGCGTGGGGTTCTCTTTCCTGCGGCGCAAGGCACTCGTGATCACCGACGACTCGATCAAGAACCCGCGCGACGCCCTCGAGCGGGCCGAGCGGGAAATGCTCGAGCGCGACGCGAACGCCCTCGAGGTCATCGTCGACGTGCCCGGGCACTCGCAGGTGTACGCCGGGGAAACGCCGACGGTGTATGCCGTCGATACGATCGCGCGCGTCGAGGACGAGGACACGGGCCTGCTCGGTGACATGTACGTGACCTCGGTCGAGTTCACCCGCTCGCGTGGCGGCGGAACCCGCTCGACGTTGCGGCTCGTGCCGCGTGGTACCCTGCTGCAGACGTGACCCGGCAGCGCACACGCAGCTTGCGCGAGCGGACCTCCGAGGCCGTGCTCGAGGCGGCGAACGCGATCCGGCGCGTGATCTTCGGCGATACAGCCGGCGGCCTGTGGGGGATCCTCGGTTACGAAACCGACGACGATTCCGAGGGCGAGGACGCCGAACCCGTCGAAACCTTCCAGGGGATCGGGATCTACGCGCGGCCGGCGGCGGGCGACAAGGCCGAGGGCTTGATGCTCCATGTCGGCTCGCAGACCGAGCATCCGGTGCTTGCTGCGTTCCGCAACGAGGACGCGCGCCGTCGCATGGTCGAGAAATTCGGGGACATCGGGGCGGGCGAGGTCGCGTTGTTCCCGAGCACGGGCGACGTGCGCGTGCTGCTCAAGGTGAACGGTACGATCGAGATCGGCGGGACGGCGACGCAGCCACTCGCCACCAAGGCCGATCTCGAAACGTTGCGAGTATGGCTCGCTGCACACGGGCACCCGCTGCCGCCCGGCTCGCCGCCCAACTCGCCGCCGCCGGTGCTCCTGTACTCCCAGATCATCAAAGGGGAGTGATCTGGTAGGCTCGAACAATGCCCGGCGACGATCTATCCATCGCGGATAACGGCGATTACGAGCTCGGCGCTGACGGCCAGTTCGTGACGACGCCGACCGCGCAGCCGGCGGTGCGACACCAGATCCTCGACCGGATCGGCGAGTGGATCGGCGACCCGACGAGCGGCCGCGAGCGGCGCGGCATTGCCGGGCGGAGCAACTCCGAGGCCGAGCTCGAGCAGGAGGAGGATACCGTGATCAATGCTCTGCAGGTGCTCGAGCTCGAGGGGCTGATCACCGATATCGAAACCGAGGTCGACCGCGACGAGCGCGGCCGATTCGGCATCGCTGCTACGAGTCGCGACACGCAGGCCGGCGGCACGATCAGCGCCTCAACCCTCACCGAGTTCGGGGTGTAGCCGTTGCCGTTTGATCTGCCGACATTCGAGGAGCTGCGCGATCTGCTAATCGCCTCGTTCGGCGGTCGCATCCCCGAGGGCAACACCAACAAGCGCGGCGATATCCACAAGCGTCTGTCCGTCGTCGCGCTCGGGATCCTCGACAATCATTTTCACATTCAGCAGGTCGGCCTCGACGTTCTACCCGACACGGCCGAGGGCGATCAGCTCAGGCGTCACGCGACGATCTACGGCGTCACGCCCAAGGGGGCATCTGGTTCGGCGGGCGACACGGCGCTGCGCGTGTTCGGCGACGTCGGCGCTGCGATGCCCGTGAACGAGCCCCTGACGCACCTGCCGAGCGGGCTGTTTTTCAAGACTCGATCGGGCGGCGTGATCCCTGCCGGTGGTTTTCTCGACGTCGACGTCGCGGCAGATCCCAGCGTCGGCGAGCTGACGAACCTCGAGGTCGGACAAGAGCTCACGTTCGACGTCGTGCCGCTCAACCTCGAGGCCACGAGCCGCATCGTCGTCGAGCTCACGAACGGCCAAGACGACGAGCGCGACGACGACCTGCGCGACCGGCTGCTCAATCGGATCGGACAGCCTGCAGCCGGCGGCAACCGGAACGACTGGGAGCAGTTCGCCCTCGAGGCCGCCGCATTCGTCGACAGCGCGTTCGTGTACCCGAACCGCAACGGGTTCGGCGCCGTCGACGTCGCCGCCCTCAAGGCTGGCACCGGCGCGGCGCGGCTACTGGACGCGGGCGAGCGCGCGACCGTGCTGGCGCACATCGACTCGGTGCGGCCGGTCTCGGCCATTGCTCGAGTGCTCGAGGTGTTCGAGGAAGAAACCGACGTCGAAATCCTCGTCGATCCCGAGTCTGACCCCGCGTTCGGCTTCGACTGGAACGATCTCGTAGCGCCCACGGTGCTGCTGTGGACGCCGGCGACGCGGACCCTGCAATTCAATGCTGCGCGCCCGGTTAGCATGGCTGCAGGACACCGACTCGTGATCGACACGGCGGGCAGCAGCGGCGCCGTACAGGTGATCGAGGCGCTCAGCGGCGCGGACTCCGTGATCCTTCGCGACGATCTCTCCACGGCGCCGGTGCTCAATGATCCGGTGTACGCCGGCGGCCCGCTCACCGATCCCGTGAGGGACAACGTGATCGCGCTGTTCGACGAGCTCGGCACCGCGAATCCCGACGCGATCAAGTATGGGCCGTGGGAGGGCAACCTGCGGCTGTCGACGTTGTTCGAGCGCGTGCAGACTACTGACGGCGTGCTGGATTCGCAGATCCTCGATCCGGTCGCGAACGTCGAGGCATCCGATACGGTGTTCCCGGACAACGATACGATCGGACTGCTCACCCCCGGCAAGATCCTCGTGCGCACGGATCACACCTAGATGTCGTTTCGCCTCCGACCGACCACGGCCGCGCTGTTCCGTTTTCTCGAGGGCGCCGACGAGGTGCGGCCCGTCGAGGCGCTCGGTCGGGTAACCGATCTCGCCGAGCTGCCGGCGCTGGCGATGCCCGGCATCGTGCAGACCGACCGCGCGAACGAGAACAAACTCACGAGCCGAGGCCGAGCGTTCGGCACGGACCTCGCGCTGACCGGCATCGACCAGGTCGTCGACGGCGTGACGGATCACACCCGCCTCGCGCGCGACGTGACGGTGCGCGCGTTCGTCGATTGGAAGATCGAGAACCACAATAACGGCGACAACGGCGTGCTGTGCGTGCGCGGCAAGTCGATCATCGCCTCCGATCCAGAGTTGCAGCTGTACGGCCTCGAGATGGAGCGCATCGACGCGAACAACCTGCGGATGCGCGCACGGTGGCAGGACAAGCTCGGAACGCAGGCGGTGCTCGCCGGCGCCGCGTTTCTCAAGCCGCCCGGGTTCTTTCACGTCGCCGTCACGCGCCGGTGGAACACGACGACCGACATCCTCGTACGCTACTACGTCAACGAGATCCTGATAGGCGAGGAGACGATCGCCGCTGCGGGCGATATCGGCGAGGGGTTCGGCGGCACGCTGATCATCGGCGCGCGCAACTCGTCTAACCCGCTCGTGGGCTTTACGGACTGGATGCCGCTGGACTCGGTGATCGACCACATCTCGATCGAGGGCGATGAGATGTCGGCCGAGGAGCTCCGCACCGACTACCGGCGGCAGGCGGTTCACTTCGTCGAGGGCGGGGCGCTGCTGCGCGCCTACATCCCGCCGGGCGACACGTGGAATCCGAATCCCGACTCGCTCGTGCAGCGATGGATCGCTGCCGAGGGTGACGGCATCGGCGACGGACTCGCGGAGGCGAACCGGCTGCGCGATGACTTCCTGCCAGATCGCGCCTACGGCAACCCGCTCGCTCGGTGGGAGTTCATCACCGGCCTCGCGCCCGGCCCGAGCGATTCGGTCCAGACCCGCCGCGATCGCGTGCTCGGGTTTCTGCGCAAGGTGCTCGGGTTCTCCGTCGCCGACATCAAGACGGCGCTCGAGCCGCTGTTCGGCCTCGACTCCGCCGACATCGAGATCGTCGAATACGACGCGCTCCGCACCGACGATTTCGCGGTGGACGATATCGCGGCGCCGCCATCGCCGATCTGGATCACCGAGCAGGGTGTCGGCAGCGTCTCGATCGCTGCGGGTGTGTGCGCGGTCAGCCTCGAGCACATCAAGCCCGGCGAGTGGTTCCAGGGGGCGGCAGTCCCGCACCGCAAGGCGAGCCTGTCAGCACGACTAGGCGAGGAGTCGAATCGCGCGATCCTGATCACCAAGCTCGCGGCCATCGTCACCGCGGACACGCCGGCATTGATCGGTCATTGCTGGATCACCGCGGAGAAGGACGTGATCTGGTTCGGCCTGCGGCAGACCGGGGGCGTGCGAGAGCTGGCGAGCTTTTCAGTAGTCGGCGGCGTTGCGTCTGGATTCACGACGCTTGTCACACCGTTTGTCACTGATCCGTTCTTCCTGTTCACGTCCTATCTCGGTGGCGGCCTCTACAACTTCAAGCACGCGGCGGCGGCGGGCGGCCCATACTCGGCCGACGTCGCGATCGCCGGCCCTACGTCACCGCCGTGGGTAGGATTCGGCGCCGTCCACCAAGCGCTCAACGGTGCGGGCGGGACGATGAGCGCTAACTTCGACGACGCGCAAATCTACGAACCGGAAGGGATACGCGGTCTGGCGTGGCAAGCGTTCCGCGATCCCGGGCTGCCGGGCGCATTCAGCATCGAAAATGCGCAGCTGCAGGTTGATAAGCAGACGCCGGCCCACACCGCGGCCTGCGCAGTGATCGAGAAACCGCAGGGTTTCGAGCTCGGCCCGACCGGCCTCGGCAAGTTGGGATGCGATCCGTTGTTCCCCGCAACCCAGATCATATCGTAGGCTAGGGGACATGCTCCCCGGCTCGCGCGATTTCACCGCTGTCGACTCCGGCCCGCTGCCCGCGGCAACGGTCAATAACATCCAGGACGAGATCATTGGTCGCGGCCACGGTTCGATCGACGGGCTGTTCCCGATCGACGCAGTGCGAACGATCAACATGACGTTCGGCGCGCTCGATTTCCATTACGAGTTCGCCGGCGTCGAGAGTACTGACCGCATCTGGTTTACCGTACCGCTCCGCCCCGGCGACCGCTTGCTCGAGTGGGCGGTGTTTGTCCGCGACGATCTGGGCCCGCCAGTCGACCGAATGGCCGTGACGATTCGCGAGGCGGATCCGCTCGCAGGTTGGTCGCAGGCTGTCATCGGCAGCCAACAGATCAGCGATGGCAGTGGCACGGATCAGAAAATCGGCGAGGTCCTGGGAGCGCCGCACGTAGTGCTCGCCGACAAGCCGGTCGACGTGAGCGTCATAGCCGATCCCGCGGGTGCACTCAATGCGGGCAACATTCTACGGCTCTACCCGGTCATCTATCTGCGCTGGGATCACCCGTAGCCGATGAGCAGACGCGGTACCAACGGCGGCACGCGCAGCGAGGCCGACGCCGCGGGGAGGTTGGCTAGCGCCGCATTCCCCGCGGTGGCTGCTGTGGGCAACACAGAGCCCGTTCACGCCGACGCGGCGGAGCAGTTCGCGGCCCACCTGATCCGCAAGGGTCGCAAGAGCGGCTGGCTTACGACCGTCGTCGTCGCCGCGCTGTTCGGCACGGGTGGTTTCTTTGGCATGAGGGCGGCGGGCGAGCGGCGCGACGAGAAGATCGGGGCCGTCGAGACTGACGCGGCGGTGCACGACGCGAAACCAGCACACGACGGCGCCGCGACGAGGGTCGAGATGAAGGCGCTCGAGGGCAAGGTGCAGCAGCTCGACACGTCAGTCGGAAATCTCGGCATCAAGATCGACGAGCGATCCAAGGCGCAAGAGAAACAGTACGACGACATCAAGAGCGACCTGCGAATCATCCGGCGCAGGCGCAGAGATCCCTGATGGCGCAAACGGTCTACGATTACCTGCGCACCGACACCCTGTACGACACGGTCGCCGTCGGAAAGCTCGCCGCGGACATCACTACGCATCCGTGGATCACCGAGACGCTGATCAGCGTGACGATGCCCGATCCCGACTCCATCGCGATAAAGTTCGCCAACGCGCTCAGCGCACTCGAGAAAGCGCGAGTCGACGGCATGGTCGCCGGGCACGAGGGTACCGATCTCAAGTTCAAGCGGCTGGCGTCTCGCGGCGTCGCCGGTCTCGAGGTGAGTCTCAACGACGGACCGATGGCCCCGATCGACGGGTTCGTGATCGATCCGCTCGAGCTGACCGGCACCGTCGCGCGGCTCAAGGTGCGGCTGTCGGGCGAGTGGAAGGCCGTCGGCGCCGGCGCGCAGCTGCAGGTGATCGAGACGGCTGACGCCAGCAACGAGGACAAGTTTTCCGCTCCGATCGCGGTCGCCGATACGGGCGGCGCGTGGGCGTTTTTCACCGTCGATTCCGATGTAGCACTGCGCGATCCGGGCGCCGCGCCCAACCGCTATCGCCTCGACGGCAAGCGGTCCGGTGGAACGGCCGCGAGTATCCGCTACTGCGAGCTCGCGCTGGTTTGGGTGTAGACTCGGGCCGTGGCCAAAATCGCAGACGGTCTGAAGGGCATCGATCTTTGTGGGCCCGGCTGCACGTGGGTCGGTTCGCGCACAGACACGCAGGCGACCTGGGACGAGTGCACGGACGGCAGTTGGCTGCTCGGGCTCTGTTACGCGCTCGCCGTCGATGCCGCGCTCATCGTCTCTGCCGCGCG